TTATCTCTAGCGGGGACATATGAGTACACAGTGGGTGAAGAAAAAATGATAGTAGAACCTGGTACATTTTTCTGGTTCTATAATAAGATACCTCGCTCAGCGATAAACGTGGGTGAGGTAGACAGAGTTTCTTTGGTTTTTGATGTTCCCCATAATATGAGGAATCCACATCACTTATCTGGGTGACAATATTCTAAGATTTTCTCCTTTTTTCATTCTTTTATTGATAAATTGAGATGAATCTGTATATGTCATTATTTTCTTCATATCTTCCATGATAGTATCAAGGTAATTTGGTCTCAAGGTGAATATTGCACGTTTTGCATCGTTTTTTCTCACCTCATCTTCATAATGAGAAACAGATGTCATGATCTGTGAACCTGATAGTGAATTATTTGAACCAAAATTTGTAAATTCAAAAGTAAAATCTGAATCTACTATTTGACCTGCCTGTAGTAGAAGAATACCGTTACCATTTCTTACCTCTTTAGTTTCATAATATTTTGTAGAAGATAATCTTTCTGGTGTGTATTTGTTATTGAGATACCTATTGAAATCTTGTTGATTCATAGGCCATTCATCTCTTACATTGATAATGTTATTTGATATAAGAATCACCCAATCTAATGATGAGTCATCATATATTTCTTTAGCAACATTATCTGGTCTATCATCACCCAAAACGCTGTATTTTGAAAAAGCGACTGTGCTTTCAAAAAAATCTTCTCTTATTTTGCCACGTTTGAATATATTTTTAGCAGCAACAAAATCATTGCTGGAAGTCTTATCACTAAAAGGAGAAGGGATAAGTATGTTTGGGAATTGATCGAAGTATGCCATTAGAATCCTATGTCGTTGCCTCCACCGTCTATAGATGAATCATCAAACCACTCATCAAGCGGTCCTCTTTCAGTGATGCCTTTCTGTAGTTCAAGAATATCTGCTCTTGCACCAGTATCTTTTGTATCATAATCATCACCGAAAATTGGTGTGAGTTCGCTGAATCCAAGAGTCATTTGTGATCTGACGGGTTGTGATATAGCGTTAGGGTCATCATATGCTTGATACACTCCATCAGGAGCGAAGTTTATTGCACATGTTGTGAGTGCACAAATTTTGAATGAGTTTAGAGATTTTATTCTTTTTGACCCATTCATAAATGCAAGTCTGAATACATTAGGTGATAATAAGAACAAATCACTTTTAGTTCCTCTATTAGGTAACATTCCTTGTTTGAAGAATCTCATAATCTGACGAGTTCTTTTCGCATCTAATTCATTTACAGGTGCAAATTGGAAAGTAAATTGAAATGATCTTAGTTTGGGACCTGCAAATAGAAGTTCTAAATTTGGGTTTATCGCTTTACCTGTTGCTCTTGTTATAAACTGATTTGGGTCAGTGTTTATGTTAAGTTGAGCAAGTGCAGCTTTAGTTGCAGTTGAAGAAATAAGTGTATTTGCATCACCACCTGCACCATCTTTGAAAGCATTGAAGAGGTTTCCAAACTCTGTGCCTGCATTTTGAAACACATTTAGTAAATTTTGATTACCTGCTACTGTTTCTCTTAATTGACCAAAAGCACCTAAAAATGCTGCTGCTTCAAAGGCATTTGCTCTTCCTTCTCCCCATGAAACTCCATTTCCTGTAGATAATTGATTGGGGATTGGTAATTTTACAGTTCCCAAATAATCTCTTATTGTGCTAGATCGAGCAAGTCCTCCTGTGAGTGTTTCGGTGAATGATGTATTGAATCTTTCTTGTTGTCCCTCCTTTACACCTTTTTCTTTGATATCTAGTGGTTCATTTTCAAAATATTTGGTAGCATAACTCTCCTGTGGAGGAGAATATTGGAACATATCAAACTTCATATAATCTTGAGAAGGTCCTCCCTCTGCTTCTGCATAATGTGCACCTGCTGGATATTGTAATGCTACACCACCAAAAAACTTTTTCTTCTTGACATTTACATCTTCATCTTTTACTTCTTCTTTATCGGTATCATCTACGCTACTAACAAAATCTGTAACATCTACGGAAGGAAGTGATGTGGCAAGTTCAGCATCACTAACCGTTGCTGTTCCATCCCAAAGATCATATAAACCATTTGCAGTTATTGCAGCATCATGTTGAGCAACTTGATTTTTACTAAAAAATACACCCTGTCTCATTTGACCTAGTGCATGTTGATATCTCTTAGTTCTATCGCCAAATGGATCACCTGCTATAATTTGACCCAATTCACTATTGGGTGGTACATCAACCCACTCACTTGATAATCCAAAATTCTTACCAATTTTTATTTGCACACTCAAAGGTGAACCGTATGTTGGACTATTCAAATCTCCATCTAATACCTCACGAACAGTCAAACCACCTGAAAAATTTATTCTTTTACCATCTGGAGTCAAAAAATTTGCATCCCTAACAGCATCCGTCATCCTATATTCCATCATAAATGATGTCTGCTTCCCATTATAAGGAATTTTGAATTCTGAACCAGATGTGTGAAACGACATTATTTCCTATAAAAACTACGTAGATTAGGTTCAGTGCTTACACTAACACCCCCTACATTACGTACAAAGTCTTCGAGTCCCATTTCAACTGCCTTTTCCATATCAGAAAGACTTAGAGCAAGGAATGTTCCTCTAACGTATGATCTAAGGTATTTATTATATCCAGATAACTTGGTAAAATCTCCACCTTCATCAATGAATCTCAAGACTGCTGCTCGATTCTTAGGTTGAGTATAATGTAAATTTACACCATAAAAAGCTTGACTCTCAACTCCCACAATATACGATAGTGGATTTCTATCGTAGAAAGGAAGCGTGTCTTTATACTTTGCTGTATATTGAAACAGCATAAGTCTTCCTGGTGCTGGTGATCCTACTTGATCTGATGATGGAAATACAGTGCTAAATTCCAAGTTCTTTCTCCGTCAATATTTGAAATTTCCATCTTCTATCCTTGCAAAACTCCTCTGCTGCCATCCATTTTGCCTGATTTTTTGCGTAATTCACAACTTCGGTCACATACTTCTTTGTTTTTCTTTTTTGTATTTTTGGTTCCTTTACCTGTGCAGCAGGTTTGATTTCTATCACCTTTTCTATCATTTTACCCTCTACATCCTTATATTTGAGATAAAAGTCTGGAAAGTATCTATGAAAGCGATTATCGAGAGGTGATTTGTATGGAATTACTATTTCTTCACTAGACCACTTGACAACATTCTTATTGCTGTCACAGTATCGCATGAATTTTAGCTCCCAAAGTGACCTATATACTATATTAGTGGGATCACCTTTATATTTTTTGGGTTTTGATGGTCTGAATTTGCCTTTATAAGACATTTTCTCAGTAATTACACATTTATTTAGATGCTAGGTAGTAGTCGGTTAGCAGATGTCTTACAAAGACAGAAACAACATCTCCCAACAGAGATGCTATACCGTACTGATTCAAAGTTTGGAAATATAGTACCTGCGTATAATAATTCATATGACGTATATATTAATTTTAGAAGTGCACCAAACTTGCTTACTTTTATAAACCAGCATGGTTTTTATGATCAACAAAATGATGCTGATATAGGTGACTATCTTAGATTATTCTGCTCAGAAGCAGTATTACCAGGTTCAGCTATTTCTGCACAAGAAGTACCTGGTCTAAGACAAGGTATGATGACTCAGGTTGGTACCATGAGAAAAATGACAGATCTAACTCTTACATTTTTCTCTCAGAAAGATTATTATACTAATGATGTATTCAATGCATGGATGGAGTTCATAACACCCACAAGAATCGCAAATGGTACATTTGGTTCTCATACACCACAAAGAAGAAATGATAAAAATTCATATAGACGTTTGAAATATCCCGATGAATATAAGTGCGAGATAGAGATAACTGCTTTTAGTAATGAGGTTTTTACACAATCTCAAAGATTGGAGGAGCAAAAGAGTTTTCCATTGATACAAACACCTAGTAGTATAACTTACTACATTCAAAATGCTTTTCCCATCAATATAGTTGCAGCACCATTAGCATATGGTCAAGCACAACTTATAAAAACATCAATAGTATTCAAATTTGATAATTTCTTTG